ACTTGTACCTGATGTGCCTGAGTTACCCGAAGTTCCACTTGTACCTGATGTGCCTGAGTTACCCGAAGTTCCACTTGTACCTGATGTGCCTGAGTTACCCGAAGTTCCACTTGTACCTGATGTACCAGAGTTACCCGAAGTTCCACTTGTACCTGATGTACCACTCGTTCCCCCTGTGATACTTGCAGTCAAGGCAGAAAACGCGATTTGCCCCGAGGTACCTGATGTTCCCCCAGTATAGTCTGTTACTATATATAATACATCAGCGGGGGCTGCTGATAATACTATCGGTAAATCCGTAATTCTTGTTGTTGCCATAACCTATAAATATTTTATTTTTTCTATTTCTTTTTTTTATTTTTTAACAGTTTGAACATATTAAACCAATTACAAATCCATCCGTTCCTATTTGCCACATTTCACATCCACCAACATCATTACTATAATACAAATTATTACCGTTGAAAGGAGTTGTTAGACCATTATCTGTATAGAAACTTACGGCTGTGGTCCAACTTGGGGATGCAGAATAAAGTGTCTGAGTCAGTGAATACGAACCAGACTGACAAATCGAATCACCACTGGAAACTAGATATGAATTTATTTCTTGTTGTAAAATCCAATTACTACCATCTTGACTTATCAACTCAATACCATCTTGAGTTATGATTGCAATTTCAAAAACTGATATTGTTGGAGTTGGTGTTGGTGTTGTGGTTGGAGTAGCTGTTTGTGTTGGAGTTTCGGTTTGAGTCGGAGTTTGCGTCGTTGTCGAAGTTGGAGTTTCAGTCGGTGTTTCTGTAGGAGTTTCGGTAGGAGTCTCAGAAGGTGTATATGTTGGTGTTTGCGTTGGTGTACTTGTAAATGTAGGAGTTGGCGTTGGTGTTTCGCTTCCTGATGGCGTAATCGAAGGTGTGGGAGTGTTTGTCGGAGTTTCAGATGGGGTAGCTGTTTGTGTTGGAGTTACATTAGGTGTTGGAGTGAAACTAGGTGTTGGTGTAGGAGTAGGTGTAATACAAGGACCCAATTGCACAACAACCCCATTTATCATTTGAGTTCTTGTCTGAGCAGAATACACTGGTGTTGAACCTGTTGTATCTACGTAAACATCAAAGGGACCTAACGCATTTGTATTCGGAGTAATCCGTACAATATAGTTATTACAGGTATCCGCCGAGATTTGTTGTTCTATTAAATTATCACAACCTGGCGCAGTATTGACAACTATAATGGATTGAAGGGGCATTAATTTTTAATAATAAATACCAATTCAAATCCTTTTTATGAAAATAAATGAAAAAAATTTGGATTATATTTCCATTACCATTCCACAGTTTTATTCTGTAGAGTAAATGTCAAAAGCACAAGAGGTTTCTTGGATGGAAATATTTACAATACAATCTACTAGGTCAACCGTGATGTTAAAAGCACAACCAAAAACACAATCTAAAATTTTAAATACAGAACAACCACTCGAATCAACCAAAGTCAACATTATTTGTGGGGCTGTTTGGAAAATTGATGGGATAGTAGAGTTATAATCAACAGTTGGTGGGACAGTAGAATTGATAGTACCGAGCAGTGTTTGATAATTTCCATATACATCGGAAATAAAGACACTAACGGGGTAGGTTGCTCCAGTAATCGAATCAATTCTTACTTGTACCATGTCAACAACTTATATCATATTCGATAGCAATATCGAAGTTTATTATTTGGTTATCCAAAAAGGTATTTGCAGCATTTTTTTGTATCGTAATCTGATTATTTACCGTATCTACAATTACATTTGATACACCTGGAACTGATTGCAACAAAGAAGTTATCGAATCTATCCAAACATTGTCGGAAGGTACATCCACAAGAGTCTTACTTGTATAAAAAGAAGTCGATGCACTCAGACCCACAGGTTCAACATTTACAATTGCAAAAAATTCTGCCGAATTTAAAATACAGTTCGGGTCACCGTCAGTCAAATCAACAAAACCATCGTTCAACATCTGTAATAATCCCAAATTTACTTCAGCAGTGATTGGCATTTCTTGGTCCCCAATCAAAAATTCATAATATCCGCTCTTTTGACCCAAACAGGATATCTCTGTCGATTGTGAATAATAACATCCAACCGAATCACTAATTGTAAGACTATATGTACCACCTGTCAAACCATTTACAGTTATAGATTGAGGATTCCCTGGTATATTATCTGACCAATTGAAGGTAAATGGCGGGGTACCTGATGATATAAATGCTGTAATTACACCATCTGAACCATTACCACAACTTTCACTATAAAGACTGAACTGAAGAGTGGATGATTGTGAAATGAAAACTGTAGCACCCTTAGTACATCCACTTGAATCAACAACAGAAATAAAATGATTTCCCGATGAAAGATTTGTAACTGTTACCGCAGATTGTGAAGTATCTAAGTCAACCGCCAAACCATCAACAAAATAATTGAAGGGTTCCGTTCCCCCTGAGGTTTTGAATATTTCTATTGCACCATTATCCTGACCACAAGTTGTACCTGTAGATGCTATATAGACATCAAATAAATCGTTTGCAATTATATAGACATCTTGTGAATAAACGCAACTACTATCATCACTTACTACCACAGTGTAATCTCCTGTCACAAGACCATAAAATGTATAAATTGGTGAATTCAACGTTAAACTCTCGGAACTACTATCAGGTTTTATTAGGGTGTAAGTGAAAGGAGGATTTCCTTGGAACAAAGATATTTGTATACTACCGTCAGAACTTGAACAATTTGAATTTGTTGTTGTAATACTAACAGAACCTATAGATTGTGGTGAACTTATAGAAGTACCTTCGGCTATTGTACATAATCCCGCATCAGTAACCTGAAATTGATAAGAGCCTGATGGAATATTAGATATTGTAAAATTCTGTTGATAAGAAATTCCAACATTCCCTGTTGAAGCAGAATAATAATAAGGCGCTGTACCTCCTGTAACATATATTGTTAAAGACCCATCGGAACTGAAACAAGTTGGGGTTACAGCACTGAAATATCCAAATCCTAAAGGCTCCACCTCTCCGACATAAACGCTCTCTGATTTTTTACAATTATTTGCATCGGTTACTTCTAAAGAATAAACTCCCGTAGTTAGACCAGTTATTGTTGTTCCTGTACCACCATTACTCCAAACATATTTGAAGGGAGCCGTACCTGTTACTCCTGTGACATATAATTTTCCTAAAGGATTCGATGTACTAGAACAATATGAATTAGGAACAACATAAAAACCAAAATCAACAGGATTGGACTTTTCAATTATAAAATCAGAAGTTCTACCTGTACAACCTCCAAAATCCACAACTTCTATACTATATGTAGATGAAGATAATCCCTCAAATACTGCTATGTCTTCATCAGTAGTAACTGTTTGAATAATACTATAGGATTCATCAAGCAAGTTATAAATTGTGGAGGAGTAATCTGAAGTAGAAGTTGCAGATACTGAACCATTATTGGTATTACATGTTGTTGGGAAAATTGAAACTATTGAAGCAGTGACACCGCTTGAAACAGGTATATTTACGGTGAATGAATCATTCACAGGTAAACTACTATCATTCAACCTTATTGCATATGTTCCATAACCCAAATTTGTTCTTACAGAGGTACCTATAATCAAATATTCAACTGGAGGTAACGGGGGGTCCACCCACTCGATAGTATAAGGAGGTGTTCCACCCGATGGAGTTATACTAATTGCACCTGACGATGTATGGGAACAATCACCTGTAACCCCTAATATATAATTAAATTGAGCCACTAACTACAATTTATTGTTAGGTTTATTCCTACATTCAGATAAAGTGTTTGATTCACAAATGCTGGATTTGATGTTGTATTAAATACAGTTAGGGTATTACCATTCAAAGTAAAGTTATACCCGTAACTATTCATTTCTGGCAAATACAAAACAAGTGCTTGTCTCCATTCCAAATTTGACGGGTAACCATTAGAACCATAACCTGTATAGAACATTTCATTCACTATTGTTTGGTTTCCAATTTTCAAATCCACGTACCACTCAGAAACCAAAGTATCAAGCACACATTCATTCAAAGAGATTCCTTGTTCAGCTAAAACTGAATTTAATGATGATAATAATATACTACTAAAATTAGATACAGTAGGATTTCCGTTCAACCATGGGTATATAAAAATACTAACATATTGTTGAGAAACTGTACCATTGAAAATTCCTGAAGTAATCCTACATGGGTCTTTGACTTTTGGAAGAATCAAACAACCCCTTTGTCTTCTATATACCAACTTTTGTCTGTGGAGAATTGAATTTTCTAATTTTATTCCTCCATTCCAAATTGTTGTTGCAGGTACCATTTGTTCGACTAACTTCATCCAAAACGGACCTAATCCATCAACATAATCAATCAACTTTTGATATGTGTAATCGTAGTTAGGAAAACCAGTCTGTTGTTCTGAAAGAACATATTTCCACCACAAGGATTGTAAATTGGGATAACCACCGGTTTTACCATCAGTTATAAATTGTCTATTCCTTGTGTTTATCATATTTTGCCAAAAAGTTTGAGCAAATTCAAAAAAAGTTTTCTTTTTAGGTTCTGGGTTGACAAAAGTCCAATCTAAACCACCAGGGCTTGGGTATCCTACCGTCAAACCTGATTCAGGTATTGGATAATCGTATTGTACAGACTCCCTCCAAACATCAAAAAGTAATCCTTGTGCTGGATTCAGGAATATATCTACGTTTTTGACATTTAACACCAACTTTTCATTACCTACAAAATAATACGAATTGAAATTGGCATCCCTTGAAATTCTGAATAGGTCATCATCTGCTAACCAAGACTTTTTATTATCAACAACTCTCTCTAAAGAATATCCCAAAGTCATATATGGAAAATCTCTAAACCTATCCAAATATTGTTGACCATATGTGAATGGAACAAGTTGAGTTTGTATGTCAAAATTTTGTCCTGTGAATACTTGTCCTGTGTTTACAACTTCGTCAGGACTTCTATGGTCAGGTGTTGTTTCATACCAACCAGCACCTAATTGGAAGAAGTAGGTTTCAGTGTTTACAGGTGCCTTTGGATAACCCTCGTCGTCGACAGGATATTCCCCTCTAAAAACATTTACACTCTCATAGGTTGATGTGGCAGTAAAGGCACTGAAAACTTGCCCTTGAAATCTATAAGTTACATTAGATAATGTTGGTAATTGATTTGTATACGTTCCTCCTGATATGGATGCAAATTGAGACTCAAAATTCTCCATATTGATTCTTTGGTCTGCAAGGTAAATGTGTTCATTATATTCTATTAGTGAATCAGGGGCACCTATGAGTCTGAGTAAAAATTCTATAGATTTTCTTGTACCTTTAGATTTGAAAAGATACGAAGCATTCAGAATTAAATTTCTATAGAAAGCATAATTCAATTCCGTTGGTGTAAGTGCTTTGGCGTATCCAGGGTAGTTCGGCTCGTTTGTATTTCCAAAAATGGATTGAAGAAAATCCTCATCAGTTATGGGAGAAAAATTAGAAGACCAACCCAAAGTTTGAGCTAAGTTTACTAATAGCTGTGACGGTATATCATTACCTGGATTGTAATTTACCGAATTCATGAATGCCAATCCATCAATGAATTGTTTTATTTGGTCAAAACTCCTACCATAAATCTGCAATATTTTTTCAACTTTTTGACCAAGAGTATCAAATTCTTTGAATGCATCTGTAACCAAAAATCTTGATATCAAATTAGTTTTATAGGAATCTAGTTCTACCGCAATATCTTGTAATTGAGTTAGGTAATTATCAAAATTCACACCCGCAATATCTAAGTTCCAATTTCCGTTCTTAGGGAATGTTACTTGAGTATATTGTGTGAAGAATTGACCTGTACTATTTTGTTGTGGTAATTGGAAGAATGCTGTATATTCTGGTTGCGTAAAACGATTCATCAAGAATTGTTCTACCGTATCAAAACTTTCAGCAAAAACTTTGTCTACTATAAAATCGTTTGGTCTTATTAAAAAGTTATCATAAACAGTGGTTGCTGTTGTACCGAATGGTGCACCAGAAACGAAGAAAGATAAAGTTCCTGTTGTAAGCGAAGTCGATGGTGTAAAAGATACAACTTTGAAAATGTCATCATTTATGTTTATACAATAATCTAAATAAGTTCTCGTTAGATTTCTAAGATATGATGTGGTAATTTCTCTAGCTGCAATATTTGTATCTGCACTGAAACTATAATCAATATCAAATGGATTGATGATTCTATCTAATGTAACATCAAATGAAGTTTCATCTGCAACTGGGTCATAGACAACGTTTATTGCTGTTGCTCCTGTTGTAAAATCCAAATTAGTGAAAACTACCTCTAAAGCTGCAGGAAAATAATTTATAATATGTGTGACCGAAACCTCGAACCTTTTTGACAAGGAACCATATAGAGAGAAGTTCAAAACTTGTGATACATCGTAATTCGGATAAACTCTGAATTGTGATGCTAAAATTCTTCTCGATTCAAAAACATCTTCGATGTTCATACTATCGAGAGTCATAGGTTCAGAAAAAGCACCAACATTAAACTTCCTGTTTACTTTCTCTGTGACTCCCGCAGTGAAATCAAAATTACCCAAAGTCAAACCCCCTCCGTTGACAGTCTGTAAACCAACTATATTGTCAGCGAAGGTTCCTGAACCACTACCAGGCACAGGGGGATAAAAATATTTTTTTTCTTGTGCCATTATGTTGTTATCGTGGTAAAGTTTTTACTAAAATCAATGTTAGTACCTCTACTTTGTTTAACCTCATACAATAGAGCATTGAATTCATTTCTAATCTCATACAGATTGTATTGTCTGTAGATATTGTTTTGTGAATCATAGATAGTATAGATACCATCGTCAATTGACTTAGTTTGATTACCATATAGAGCAATACCAAGACTCGATATATCATACTCAACCATTTCAATTTCTATTGTAACAGGATTGAAATAGGTATTAGAAATAATAATCCCTTGTGTTGGTTGACCTATAAAAGGTGTGGCGTTAGGGTTGTTAGTTGGTGATGATGAAGGTGAAAGTGTTAGAAACAAAAGATTTGAAGTCCCATCTACATATCTGTATCTAATTGCTTTTTGATTTGAGTTTGTTTCGTTTGTTACAACGGGCTCACAGAAAAAACAAGACGTAACCACTCTGAAAAAATTAGGTATTTTAGAACCATCAGGATTCAAATATTCAATTCTAAATCCAACCAATCCTTGTGGGACAAATTTATTTTGATACTCGGCTGGTACATTACCCAAATCTACAACTATCCCTTTCACTGTTGGTAAAGCACTTAAAACTCCACAATCAGTAATAATAGTTCTGATTTGAGCAGGTCTAAGATAAAGAGTATAAATTCCTAAAGCATTGAATTGTTGTGCTGGTAAGCTCAAATTATATAAACCACCTAATACCTCAACACCGGCATTACCACCTGTCTGAGTGTTATTGAAATAAGGTCTCAATATTGTTGGTGCATTTAATTTTGTAAGAGTGAAATCATCTGTGACATCTCTTGATGGCGTATACACCATCAATATTTCCACATCTTCTGGAGAAACATCACTGGGTCTTATTGTACCATATGAACCTATTGCCATAATTTAGTTTTTTTATAAATAGTTATTTTTGATTTTTAGATGGCACTTGCCTTTTCCTCTACATTGAAAAATCCGTATCCGTAATTTATCATGTCCCCTATATTATCGACCTCACCAAGTCTTTGAACCCTCTCATATGCACTATTCTTACCCCTCTCAACAAAAACGTCTGTTTGAATTTGAGGTTGGTCCACCGCTTTTATCAAAGTTTCATTTTTTGTAATAGGTTCTGCTGTTAAATTTTGATTCGTGAACCCCGATGAATCTTGGAAGTAGTTAGTAGTGCCGTCTATGTAATCATAGTAATTTATTCCTTGAATTGTATACCCTGTGTATGTGGAAGCAGTAACGAAAATATTACCCCAAATTTGACCATTAGCAATCACTGGTGTGAATAACTCATATTGATTGGGACCGTAGAGTTGGAGTTCAGTAAGTCTTGATTTAGATATACCAGAAATTTGGAACGGTACCGTTAAATAGTTGTTTGATGTTTGAGCCGCAACCGTGTTCACCGCATCACCTGAGAAAATGTAATCATAACTTATTGGTGTGTTAGCCCAACTACCACCCTGTGGAATAAAAAACGCAGTTCCGTTGGGGTTAGGTGCAATTATGTTTGTAAATGGTGATGTAATTTCTTTTTTCACCATAGTTTGTCCCCATGGATTTGTCTGTTGTAAAGTAATGGTATAATTTGCGGAAGCGGTTGGATACGTATGGGACAAAAAGTTTGGAGTAAAATTATTGATGACTTGAAGAGGACTACCGTCTCCCCAATCAACAGTATAAACTGAAAGTTCCAAAAATTTCTGAAATTGATTAGAGGTATTATAAACATAATAAACATAAGGTGATGTTGTTGTTGACGAAAATATAAAATTAGCCACAACGTCTTTTTGGAGTACAGCACCATCGAATGGACTATAATATCCAACATCAACCGCAGTCTGAGTTATCAGGATTGGTATTGTCAAACCAGTGAGTAATGAACTACCATTTGGACCGGCACTCAAAACCTGACTCATTCCTGAATACACACCAACTTCAATACCTCGGTAATTTACTTTGAATAAATCTCCTTGAATATTTTCGGGTGATATGATTATGTTATATACGTCAGACATTATTATGGGTTTATAAATTCATACCAAACGACTGGGTTATTTGGTTGACCGAATCTCACGTTATTCGAATCGAAAATTCTATAAGTCTGAGTCGGATAATCAATTTTCATTATATAATAAAAATATCTTGTTGTATCGAAGGTGAATTGGGAGTTTGGAAAAAAACTTTGTGGTTTGTTCATCATTCTTAAAAAGAAACCAGTCCGAGCATCATAAAATTTTGCCGACATATAAAAGGTACTGATATCCAAAAAGTTTCTTTTCTTCAACCAATAAATGAAAAACCCTTCTTTGTCCCCAACGTAATCGAGTTTAAATTTTGGTTTTTTAATATCAACCAAAGCTCTTGGTAAAATTGCTGGTTGTTTTTCACCTTGTTGTGTAGGAATTATTGCTGTGAGATAATTTATTTGTTTTTTTTCATCAGGAGTATCGTAAAAATCCAACTTGAAAAATGAGTTCGCAAAAGCATTCCTATAATAATAAACATCAGGTACACTGAATCCAGCAGCCAAATAAGTGTTTACCCAATTAGTTACGTTATTCAGTGAGGTTCCTGAATGAAAATTGAACTCATAATTTATTTCAGTTTTTAGATTATATGGTTGTCCTGTAAACGGTGCGTGAGCAAATCTTGATAACTCAAAGTCTCTTCCAACACCAATAACCTCAGTTATAATTTCTTCCTCATATAAATCTATACTTTGGTCAATACCCAAATAATCCCAAGACATTTCTATCGGAATTGTCAAAGATTCACTTGTTAAAGATGTGTTTGGGATTTTGTAATTATGCACACTCATCGAATAATGGTTTGATTGGGAAGTTTATACCAAATAGATTGTCGTTGAAATTTACACCTTCAGGAATCAATCTGAAAACTATTGAAGTAAATGGATAATGGGCACTGTTCAAAAATGGATAATCAACTCCTCTTCCTATATTGTCGAAAAACCCGTAGTCATATAAATCTCTCCATCTGAATTGTCGGTCAGCACTTGAGTAGTAAGAATAACTCGGAACATTATCTACGGACCCGACATTAGCGGTTTCGATGTAATCTGAAAAAATCCTCAAGGTCATCGAATGATGTGGTTTATAATAATAACCCTCTCTTATAGGTAAATGTGTAAATACGTTTGGATTGAAATTTATCTTATGATAAAGTGGAGATATTACCCTTTCTATCTGTTCATAGTTATTCCATTCACAAAAATCCCCATCAATTATATCTCCTATGTTTAAATCTTTTGTAAATGCAAAAGTGTAGTTTTGTTTGGTGTATGTTGAAATTTGTAGATTTGAATTTGAGTTAGTATTATTTCTATCCCAATATGGGTTTGTTGGTGATGATAAATTAAACTCCCATCCTCTTTTTATTCCTATTGGATTGGAAGGGTCGTAGAAATATCCTGTATAACCTTTGTGAATAATTGTGAGGAATAGTTCGCTTAAAGGTCTTTTTTGATTATCTATTAAAGTAGTAATATCTAAATCATAAGAAGAGGTAACATTGTAAGCATTACTACTAGTTTTTTGAGCAATAGTAGTTATAAAATTAGGGGTCAAAGAACTTAGTTGTAATTGTTTTTCTTCTAAAAAAATATTTTTTTCGAAACCTGATTTAGTCATCAGAGCATCATCAACACCTGTCAATATTTTATTCTGTCTGACATAATAATCTGATGTTGTTTCTAAAAGATTGTTAGGATTTCCAACTCTTTTAAAAGTACCAACTTTACCATTATTAAATGTTGTACCTGTATATCCGTAGTTGAATATGTTAAAAATGTACTCATCAGAATCTGTCTGACCATTACCCAATGAATAAACCTCGAATAAATCAACTATTCCATATTTGAAGGACAATTTCACATATTCACCAACACTCAATCCATGTGGTGCAACACACTGGAACGCTATGACATTACTTCCATTAAAAGTAGTATTTTGAATACTGAATGGAATTCCATCTTTAGCAACCCAACTATTGATTGGAACCAAGTTGGTATATAAAACTTGATTAGGGTTATTTTGGAAGGCGTAAGAAAAATAATAATTCCAATTGTAGGTATAAGCACTTTTTGCGTAGTAGTCTAAATGTTGGTCATTTATATCAGGTCTATAAAAATCGAATTCGTAGTATTGTGGAAACCCCTTCCATATGTTTGTTTGTGTTGATTCAAGTGAATTCACATAAAACAAGTTATCTCTGAACGGTGTATAGTTAGTTGTACCTGTCAAAGTATTCGAATAGAGATAATTTATTTTGAAAGTTGGTCTATAAATTCTCGAAGCTTGTCTCTCGGATTCAAAAACATCTTCTAATGATATTGTGGCGTTTCTATCATATTCAGTTATTTGTTGTTGTTTTTCCTCCAAAGTCACTGTTACCTTTTGGTCCACTTTGGGTGCAGATTGGTAAGACAAACTAGCTGGTATGATGGTGAATTTATTCATTAGGTAGATATTTTGTTTTAAATAAATCCATAGCACTTTTACCTTTGAATAATCCAAAGTAAAAATGATTAGGAGCACCAATCATAAATTTACTTTTCATTGAGTTCCAAACATTAGGGTCATAATTTCCAACTGAATCAACGTTGAAAATATATCCCCTTTGATAAATGTCAAAAGAAGTATTTGACGGTACAAAATAATTTGGGGTTGTAACATTTCTCCTATTTAAATTTTGATACTCGGAGGTAACAATGTCAGGAATGTCTGTAGCCCAATTGTTCCTCTCACTACCAAATATTGTAAATATACTTTGCGGTTGATTCAATTGCCATTGATAGAATGGTACTTTTTGAGATTTAATCCCATATGGATATGTAATTGCTGGGACGAAAGGATTCGGTCTGAAATTTATAATTCCTGGTGAAATAAAATCTTTCGTTTGCAAGTCAAAGGTTGTGGATGAGAAAAATATTCCCATAAGAGCATTCTCTGCGGTAGTACCATAAATAACGACAGGATTTGTATTCACCGGACCAGTACTATCATAATATTCGGGGGTAAAAGGTACGACCCCGATTTCACAATTGATTGACATCATTTGTGCTAAATCCGCATCAATTCTGTTTTTCGGAGGAATGTTTGGATTTCTACTGAATAACACATTCAACGAATCATTATTTGTGATTCGCGTGAGGAAAGTAGAGTTAGCAATTCTAGAAATCACAAATAAATTCACGATGTTGGACGTATCTTGATAACTTGTTGAATTCAAATTATTCATAACATAAGCCGCAGTAGAGGGTGTGAAAGTTATCTCATCATAAAATGAATCTTTCATACCCAAATTCATTATTGTCGTTGGAAATAATAAATTTCTAATGTTCATTGGAAATGATTGACCCAACGTTGGTTTCCCTATGAATGAGCCAGTCGTTGGTGTCCCTAACCACGGACTACTTCTGTAATAGAAATTATTTGTAGACGCATCAAAATATATTAGATTTCTTGGATATCTAAGTTCTTTCAATCTATTATCTCTCCCCCATTTTCTGGTTATTTGTATTGGGAATGTAAAAAGTGACCCATTCAACCAATTATTTGTAAATGATTGAGCCAACACCCCTCTACATAATCCGAAGAAAAACCTATATCTGAAACCCCATTCATTAAAATTTCTTATGTCTTTTCCTAAATCACGAAGTGGTCTTCTCATAAAGACATAACAACCACTTTCAACATCATCTTTTGTGGCACAATTTCTATTTACACCAAAGCTAGTATTATATTTTTCATAACAACCCAAAGAAACTGCATTTTCACAACTAAAGGAATCTAATACATTAGTCCAAGCAAGTTGTCCCTCAATGTCAGGGGGTATTATATCCGCACCTTGACCGAAGCTAACCGTTGATATCCCTTGGTCTGTAGAACTTATCACATAAATTGCAAAATTTAAGTTTTGTTGTAGTAGGGCCGGGTTATTATTCCAGCTGGACCCGTCTAAAGCATCTGATGATGGGAGCCTGTCTGTTCTCATCACGTTCAAGTTAGAGTTATTTATATTCAGAGGATTTGTAAGTAAACTTGGTAATAATACTTTTGTATAGTAAAAAGTACTGACATCATTCGGTCTCCTACCCCCTTGTAAGTAATAATAAGCCGCGCCAGACAAATCTTCATATTGTTCATACTTTTTTACTTTAATCAATCCATTATTCGACGTTGTAAAAAAGTCATTCCATATTGACGATACTATTCCCTCATATTGGTTGTTTATCGTCGAATTAAACATACTTGGTCCTGGGTTTTGAGCATCTAAAGAACTATAATATCCTACTTGAGATGTTGTAAAAGCAGAATAATCATTTCCAGGTCTAAAAAAGTGTGATGGATAAAATATGTTACTTTGGTTATTAAATTTTTGGACAGAAGTTGTTGTATCTGTGTTTTTTTGAATTGGTATATTTAATCTAGTTGAAGCTGTGACAACGTAGTCATTTTCATTTGGATACCCAAATAATTTACCAAGACCATACCTATTTACATAGTTTGGTGAATATGGGTCAACCCCTCTCTGAAGAATGAGAACATATTGAGAATTGAAATCAGCAAACGTCGCTGAAACAGGGTAAGTAGTAATGCTCAATCCTCCCCAACTTGAACCAGTCCTTCTGTTCCATAGGATATCGGTGTCAGAACTGAATATTGTTGGTAATAAACCATTTGTTGTATTACCACCCCAAATCTGTATAGCATCACTTATAGTGATAGCTGTTACAACCTGATAATACTCTATATCAGAGGGAAACTTATAATTTGTTATAGTTGAACCTGTACTAAGTATATAATTTACAGGCTGAGAATTTGTTGTTTGATTGATAGCATACTCAACAGGGTATTGTGATAAACTTGGGTTTATTGATGTTCCCGATATCCCATTTGGGAATCCAGATGCGACAGTAGAACCAGTCGTTGTGTAGTTTACATCTTGTGTTCTTGCAATATCAACAAATGTCATAAGTGTACCACTTTCAAAAGATGTTTGAGAAACTACTGTCAAGGTGTTATCAAAGTGTTGTAGTGCAGAATTTGCGGGATAATCAAATGAAACACTTATTTTATTTATTCCATCAAAGTATTTTTTTCTTGTATTGAAAACGTTGATTCTTTCACCAAAAGGTAGGTCTGGCGAATAAGCAAAAAACCTATCATTACCATCCACTAAATTTGTTTCAGGTGACACGGTAGTTTTATAATTATCCGCAGCCTCATCACCACCCACAGTTCCCATTGCTTGAGAGAATGAAAGTGCAACGATTTGAGCATCTTCACTTGAATATTGAGAGGTTAGAGATTGTAAAATTTTCTCATAATAAAAAAAACTACTTGAAAATTGTGTCAATAAAGAAACTTTAGAACCTCCCACATCTGAATCTGAAAATGATTCACCACAAGAGCAGGATGAACAATCGGGGTAAGTAAGAATTGGAAGATAAAATCTGTTGAACGACCTTCTCCTCAAAAGTCTTGTCAATATATCAATACCTATAGTTATCCCTAATATTGTAAGACCTGTTGTTGTAAATGCGATAGCCTTTTTTAATACAACCAAACCTCCGGCTAACCCACCTGGATTTGTAAAAATTGAGGAGAATTGGGTACCGGCAAATATAACCTCAATTGCACCGACTAAAGTCATGAGACCACCAATTGCATATCCTAATGTTGTCAAACCGTTTCTAATATCAACAACAAAGTTCCAAAGTGCGGCAATAAGGTGATATGTAATAAGAAGTGGGACACCTACAATCTGTAATATTTGTAGTAATATACTATAAACAAAGAAAAGAAGGTCGAAATTTCTGAATCCTTCATTCACTGGAACTTTGTTTACTGTTTCCTCACAAGAATTGTTATCTATTTCTTTAATTCCTATAAACCTACCTCTTGAACCATCTTTATATTGGTCTATTAAACCTGAAACCGTATAAACCCTGTTATATTCAAATTCGTAAAAAGTGTCTTCACAATTTATAATTTGGTCCAATTTATCAACCGCTTCTTGCCCTTGTAATCCTGAGGTATATCCACTCCAGTCCAGTCCAAAATAATACGAACTTTGTAGTTGAGAGTTGAATATGTTACTGAGATTCGGGTCTTGTATATCACTTGGCCAACCGAATTCTCTTATGTTAGGAATCAAATAATACGCCCTTCTATATTGCTCAGACGCATTAGAAGATTGTTGCCATTTAATCTTAAACCTATACTTCGATTTTGTTGGTATTCCTATTGATGGGTCGTATGAAATTATCCTTTCTCCAAATTCATTTGTTACTAGATACTCCAAATTCATAGGTAACTCAATCAACCAAGCACCGTTACCATCGATTACATTACCATTTTTTTCTATCTCATATTGTTCTAAAAAAGGGTTACCACTTAAATCAACTTGTAATGTTTGACGTATAGCCAAAATTTGACCTGGACCTGTTTCTAACTGACAAAGATTACCAAAATCATCTTTGGGTTTGGAATTTCTTTTGATTGCGTATTGTTCTGAAGTTGAAAAAATTGAACCCATGAAAACTGCTGTGGGTTGAATGTCAACGTTAGCTTCATTTCTTAAATCAAAGTCAACTCTGTTTATAGCTATTTGACAAACAGCAGGTTCACCCCAAAGTGGAGAAACTTCAACAACTTTTGTTAAATTTATAATCTGAGGTAGGGAGTTCAAATCTGCAGATGTTCTGAATCTATTTCCCGCGACTTGGGCCTCTGTCGCTAGACCCATTCTAATAAGGTCTTGAGGTGTAAGAGAGAATTCTCCTATGTCAGATAAATCAACATCCATTACTATGGTTTGCTCACCAAGAGGAACTCCCATAATCATGTAATCCCCACTGTCATTAGTTTTTGCAGTTAGTTTGTAATATTTGTCATAAATTTCAACAGCGGTTTGTCCTGTCAACACGTCTAATCTTGATGGTAAAGTACCTGTGGCTGCATGGCCTGTATAAGATGGTTCGTAAGGTAGAAGATTATACCTATACCCATCCTCATTCCTGTCAGACGGTGAATTGTAAGGATATATGGACGATATAACAGGATTTGATTGGTCAATTTGTTCTATTGGAACAAAAATAGCAACTCTGGCATTTGGTATACCCAAGCCATTGTTTGCAGTAACTCTTCCTACAACAACACCATAGTCCGCACACAATCTTGAATAGACATCTTGTTGTTGGAGTTTAAGAGATAGAATTTCTAAGAATTCAAATTCTTGAGTAAGCTCTACATTTATTGTTTTTGTAATACCAAGCTCGGTCCTTATACGATAAGATTGACCCATCAAATACTTTTATGATAAATAGTTATTGTGGTATTTTTACAAAATACACACAACCTAATTATAGATTATCTCAAGGGAAAATAAACTTGTTAGGAGAATGTAATTGTTTGGAAGTTCTTCACTGACACTCGAATGTCTTTATTAGGGAATCTAATTTGATAAACCTGATTAGGTTGTGCAAAGATAGTGTCATCAACAGGTTCTATTTGTCTTGTCTCAGGGTCTGAATATCTCATGGAAGTTTCAGCTGAAGAATATTGTCCACCAACCTCGTTGAAAATATCTAGTCCTGCCACGGTTAAAACTCCATTAGTATTTTGTATTTGACTTCTCAACTCAGACAAATAAACATTTTGACCTAATTGTCGTAACTGTGGATTGAAATATGTAGATACTTTATCGATTACAGAAGAAATCACTTGTCCTGAGTTTTGAGCCGAATCCAAAACAATAGATACATCTACACTCAAATCAATCACCTCAGCACTGAAAATTGATATATAATCATTCATCATTCTATAATTTGACAAATAATTCGCAATATTTTGTTTTAAGGTATTGGAGACAATATTCGTAAGTTTACCCTGTGTATCATACGATAGAATTTGAATCAATATTTTATTATCGTTTTCTGTTATTGATACTTTAGCCGGTGCACCAAATTGTGAAGGCATATTCCTGATTATGGATTCATAGTCTTGAACTGTTACAGCTCTTTTTTGTGCAGAAAAATTGAATGATACATAGTTACGAATCTCATCGGTGCTTGGCATGTTAGCCCCACCGATTGCCGCAGTTACGTTTGTACATCTCAAAGAGTTTACAACAGCTGTATTGATTGTTTCAGATGGACCGTTCACAAAAAATGAAACTGTGCCAACTTGATTGATTACATTTGTACCTAAGTTAGTATTCAATCCTCCACCCACTCTATACTGAATGAACAAAGTGGAATTAGGTCTCAAAGCTGCACCTAAGGAAATATTATTAGAATACTTTTGGATATTCAAAGTGGTACCTAACGTAGTGAATTGGTCCAAGG